GTTATGAAGTTGTTCCAATAGCATCCGTCTGGATTGCTGAACGTATCAGAGACTAACCCGTCAGGATTGCCCGTCAATAGGTAAACGGCCCGTTGTAGGGCATTGTAAACCGTCAGGCCATCGGTGGTAGATGCGAGAGCAGCAGAGTTTGTTTCGGTCAGAGTTACACAACAATTTTCACACAAATAGGCTAGTCTTCTGGAAATGCTATCCGGTGTTGGAGTAGTTCCAGGAACTATGTTTCCATTGAAACCCCATTGCATGAATATGAAAACCCGATCATCTGGATCAACAATAATATCCTGTTCGACGGCAAAACTCCAAGGCGTATCATCTTGATCATCGTAAAAATTCAATGGCGAATCGTATAGGTAATACCTATAAGGTTCACCTCCGATTGCAGTTTTAACTTGAATAGAAAAAGTAATGTTAGCTGAATCTCCTGCAAATCCAAAAAGAGTCCATCCAAATATTCCATTGGCCGAAACATTGAATTTGATGGTTCTGGTAAAGTCTGAATTATTGACAAATGTCGGGCTTGTGGTTGTGTAAAGTGTTGAAATGGGATTGAACGTAGTTCCAAAAACTCCCTTAAAATCTGAATTCGAATAATAAGCCGGAAGCAATGCAGCAAAGTCATCCAATGTCCATCCCCCTGCATAAGTCCATTGCAGAGCCGTCACCTGATTTGAATTATTCCTTGCCTTGCCAATCAGAAACAGTTCCTGTGTATGGGTCACAATGGTATCCAGAACAACCGGAGTGATTACGTTTTCATCCAAGTCCTTTGCTGACAACAAATCAATCTCCACGTTCTGTCTGGCAAGAAACTGCTCTCTAAAATTGTCCTCAATAATTCCAACGGTCACTTCGAAACCATTGGTATCACAGACGTTCTTTTCAGAATAGATCGAAAGGTTCAGGAATCCATTAAAGGCATAGGCTGAACCGTTCACGTTTACATCCGACTGAATCAGGATGGCGATTTCGGCATTGATGTAGTGAACATCATATTCAGCCTTGATTAGCTTTGCGGCCTTTCCTGTAAAGGTCAGTTCAGTTGAGAATGGCGAATCAATCCCGTAAGAAGGTAGCCGCTTGGCCGTGAATTCGATTGCATCCCAACCAATGGGTTCAGCAACCTGAATATTGTTTAAGTAAAACTTCCATCCTGCCATGTGACAAAGGTAAAACAAAAAAGGAGTAGAAATCTACCCCTTTTGAATGCTATTAAAAGACCCTATTTTTGAATAGTAATTATAGAACCAGTCAAATCTCTTATTTTTTTATTCCAATTACGAATTGCTTGACTGAATACAACAATCAGTATTAATCCCAATCCAAAAGATTGAGACCTTGCTTTTTCTTCCAGAGAATCAATAGACGCAAGCATTGCTCCGGCAATGTCACTAAGAATTCCCATGTTTTCCTTTTCTGATTCTATGTAAATTTTATGCTCATGATTTTTACACGCTACAATCAAAAAAGTATCACAATCCGAAAGAGATTCTATTATTTGTTTTTTCAACTCTTGATTTTCTATAAAATTCTTTGCCATTTTCTTGTTTGTTTTTAATTTCTTGAAATTTTATCCTGTTGCCACAATTTCACTACGGTAAAAATCAAATCTAAAAAAGTACTTTCTGTACCCATTAGATGTAAAAACCCATCTATTAAATCAGGTTTGCTTCCAATCAAATTAGAGTATATTGATTCCGAGCCTTTTTCAACAAAGACTATAAATGCTGAATGATCATTTTGCTCTGCAAACAAAATCAATTCTTTAGCTTGATTTTCTACGTCTTCTAAATTGGTAATCTTCATTTTTCGTTTGTTTTAATTTGCAACAAAACTAAATAAGATAATTTAATTATCAAACTATTTTGCAACAAAAAACCCGACCTTTTGAGCCGGGCTTTTTGAAAACAAGCGAAAAAACAAAAAAGATGGATAAAAAACCTATTCCGCAAAGTAGCAACAAAAAGAACTAATTACCAAAACGATTGTTTAGGATTCTGGTTTCTCTTGACTTGGTCTGAATCTTTTTGGTAAACCCACGTTCATCCATCGTCAGGGATGTGATTGGCAGCTTTGACAAGGTGTTTTCAATGCTGATTAGTCTTTCTACCAACTGCCCTGTTCCAGACTCACCACGCCCCTGATTCATCAGCTTTGAACCCATAAACCGTTCTGATTTTATCACCTCGTGATGTGGGATTACTTGTGATCCTTTCGGCAGGTCGACCAAGGTAGCTACTCCAGGAGTTTCGTACACTTGACCGGATGTTGTCACAACCCACTCTTTACCGATCTCACCGACAATGGCCTTTCCTCCTTTGAACGGCTTACCTTTCGTTCCTTCTTTGAACTCTGGAACGGGTTGGGCTGCGATGAATGCGATCTGTGCGGCTGCGGTAGCAAGTCCGGCAATGGCTAATGGTGCAAGAAATCCAGAAACAAAGTATTCAGCGATGATTGGTGCAGTCTTGAAGACTACTTGTGCGATTGCTGCGGCCCTTTGTGCTTCAAACTCCTTTGTCCGTAATTCCTTTTCTTCCTGCTTCCGTTTTTCGTTGATCTCCATCACCTTCTGCTCATTGTCACCTGCCAGACGGAGTTCAGCATCGTACCTTTTGTTCAATGCCGTCAATTCGTTCTGGGTCTGTTGTTGCATCAGGTTCATGAAACCATCCAGAACGGCAGAGGCAACCTGAGATGCAGCCTGCACCCTTTCGACATCCTTCTTTTTTTGGTCATCCTCATCATTTTTACGTAGGTCTTTCAGTTCCTTGTAAAGTTTAGCATTATCAGCAAGAATCTTAGCGTTGGCATCCAGGGCTGATTCAACCCCGTTGTTTGCGGCTTCATCGTTAGCCTTTATGATTTCATCATTGGCAGCTATTTCATTTAGAATCAGTTTTTCTTTCTGTTGTGAATCAGTCAAGACTTCTGATTGAATAGAAGCCTCTTGAATCATCTTGTTGCGTTCAATGGCTTTCAGTTTAGCCTCATAGATTCCCTGTTGTACTTCATCCTCACCTTTGACACGGGTTTCACGATCTCTGATTGCGGCATCAATGTATTCCTGCGTGATTTCGACATTTTGAGTCTTTACAATTTCAGGGAGAAGTTTTGCCTTGTCTTTAGCTTCCTTAACTTCGAATGTGCCTTGCTTAGTTTTTACTTTTTGATATTCCTCCGAAAGCTTTAGCAGTTTCAGATTAGTTGCAAACTCTAGTTCCATCATGGCTATTTTCTGACCATCAGCCCCGACTGTTTGTTTAATCTTTTCGGCAGTAATCTGCTTGTCTAATTCCAGAAGTTCAACCTTTCTCTTATATTCGTCATCAAGAGCCTTCTGTTTTTTCTTTGCGGCATCTGCAATGGCTTTCTTTTCTTTGTCAGTTAAATCAATTGTTTCAGTTGCAGTTTGCTTTCTTGCTTTTAAGGCATCAAAAAGACCATTTCGATAAGCTTGTTGTTGCAGTATTAATTGCCTTTGCCGATTTAGTTGTTTTTCTTCTTCTTTTGAAAGTTCGCCATCGTAAGCGATCCTTTCATTTAACAAATCAAATTCTTCTTTTAATTTCCTGATTTTAGCATTTGAATTTGCAATACTTGATTTCAATGCCTCATCTGTTGCATCGGCTGCGTCTCTAGTAGCTTTTTCATAAGCTTTAGTGTCTAAAATAATTTGATTATCACCTTCATTTGATAATAGTTTATTGGCGTACAACAATGCTTTTTCAAGAAGATTTCCAACCAATGCCGTTTCACCAAGTAATCCTCGTCCAATTCGAGTTTTAAGAATTTCAAAAGCATTTGATATTCGGTTTACTTTTTGAGTCAATCCATCAGGGCCATCGGCAGCGGAGGCGGCTTTTGCTAATTCTTTAGTAAAAGGAATTATAAAATCTTTGGCAGTTACCTGACCCGTTTGAAGCATTTTATTTAATTCTCTTTCCGTTACACCAATTGACCTTGCTGCGATTGCAAATGCCCCTGGTATACGTTCACCAATCTGGCCTCTTAATTCTTCGGCCTGAACTGTTCCTTTTGATATGATTTGACCCAATGCAAGAAAAACTCCTTTAGCATCTTCTGAACTTAGACCAAATGCGGCAACTGATTTTGCAACATTCTCAAAAACTTCTCTAGTCTGATTGTTTGTTAATCCTGCTTGTGATGCAGCTCCAGATAATGTTTTAAACCCTTCAACGGCAGCAATCAAAGAAATACCAAGACGATCAGATGTGTCCTTTAAAAATTGCATTGAAATTGCACCTTGCTTTTGCGATCCAGATGTAAAATCAAGAACTTTTTGATATTGCTGAAACTTAGCAGTTGTATCAAATACTTGCTTACCAAATGCAATTACGGCAGCAACAGAAAAAGCCTTGGCAATCAGCGGCCCTAGTTTACTTGCTGCACCACCAACATTATTTAGTCCACCTGCAACCTGATCAGTTGATCTCTTACCTTCAGTTCCGGTGGTTCGTAAAGTATTGTTTAGCTTTTGGGCATTTGTGATTGCATCCTTTTCTGCCTGAGTTAATTTATCGAAACCATCTTTGGCTTTCTTGACATCACCTTCTCTAATGATGTATTCGACAACAATCTGATTGGTACTTAAGGTACTCATTTTTTCGCATTGGATTTGTCTTGCTTAAGTGATGCTACCCAATGCGAGTACATCAGGTAGTAAGTGTAGAGGGGTTGTTCGACCAATTCAGGAAGACCGACTCCCATTCCTTTTGCAAAGCTAAGATTTTCGTTGAATCTGCGTTTGAAGTCTCGGAGGCAAGTAATGTAATATGATGCTCTAACATCTTTAAATTCATCAACGTTTCCCCCTGTAAATAAGTGTTCAAACTCCTCTGTAATTCGTCTCCAGTAGTCAGATATTGATTTTCCGGAAGACTCAAAAAAAAAGTGGGAACATCGGCATACTTGGCCCAATGTTCGATTTTGGTCTTGTTGTAATCGTGCTGATAGCTGAACGGATTTTCAATCTCGTCAAAGTATTTGACCGTTGCCAGTTTGATTTGAATCTGGACAGAGATAGCCAGTTCTTTGCGTTCTTTCAATCTGGCGTTCAATATACCGATCTCAATTAGTTTCTTGTTTGTCTTGATTTTCTCGGATTCCAGAACGGCATCAACGGCCTTGCAATGGCTATCCAGATACACCGGATTAACTGCCGCATCCAACTCCCGATAAATGTCAATGGCTGCGTGCATCCTCTCGTAAGGAATGTTGATGTCGTGACCAAAACAGAAGTAATTCTTGTCACCAGAACGAAACGCAAACTTGATCTTATCCCAATGTTTACGGTCGGCAGTCCCATTGTATTGAGGTGTTACAGGTTGATTTTCTGACGTAAGTATGCCAGTAGTTTCAGGCTGACGTGATTTAATCCAAGGCCAAATATTGAAAGCCATAAAGGTTGATTAAAGTAAAATATTGATATGATAAGGTATTGCCATGCACCAGAGCAAAAGAGGCATTCACCGAGGGGCTTTGCGATGTTTTCGGGTAGTTCTTGGAGTTGCTTTAGATACCACTGGAAAGGCGGCATATTGTCCATAAGGTAGTCCAAGAACAATGATAGCATTGCTGACAGAATCGCAATCTGAAATAGGCCCAATAAGGCAACATCCTCTGCGCTTGCCGCCACAATTTGATTCATAGTTGTTCATGGTTGGTTAAAATAAAAGGATTGCAAGAATGACAACGATTGCAAGAATCAATAGGATTTTAAACGCTGATTTAGTGTCGTTGTCTGGCTGTGGTTCATCCTGATTGAGCATATCAACCGCCTCGTCATGGGTGAATACTTTAAGACCGTTAACTATTTTCATGATCAGTAGCCTTCCGGCAGTTCGTTGTAAAATGCATTCACGAAAGCAACCGTTTCATCTGTTGAACCGTTTGCAATATTGAATGAAATGCAATTATACATCTTTCCATCAATTGCAACAAAATTCAATTCCTGCAAGGATGGATTCAAGAACCTGATTTCATACGGGCCGCCATAGGATGAGAAGAACCCTTGCGGAATCAATGTGTTATCCAGATCAATCTGGATGTGCGTACCACCGATGACCTCAGAGGTCTGATAGGTCACATGGTTCTGACCATTGCTAATCCTGATCTTAACCGTTTCATCTGGATATCCAATCGGAAGGTAAACCAGGAGGGTTTCAAAGCAACTAATCAGAGGCTCACAGATGGAGTAACACGTTTTACAGCAGTTCATTTTGTTCAATCAATTTCGTAATCGGTTGCAATTTCGTGAAAATTAGTGAAAACAAAATATCTGAACTCATCGAGACTGTGCGATAGGTTCGGGTTCTTCAGCTTCCACGGGTCGAGGCTTCCTTTTCGGTCGACCTGTGCTTGTTTTAAATCTTCAATCAGCAGGTCATTTTCTTCCGCTATCCTGACATTACACCTTTGCAGAACCATGTTGGTAATGACCCTTGACTGGATGTGTGACGGGTTCGCAGGTGCGACCTGAATCTGCATATCATTCAATTGCAGATGCGATTTAATGGCGGTATAGGCTGAGATATTATCCGATGTGAACGCTGACTTGTTCTGCCCAGATGCATCCCCGTTGATGATGAACTTTGCTTTTGGGAATTCAGCCCTGATTGTCTCACAAAGGATTTTCAGATCACCGATTCGATAGGTTTTAATCTTATTGATTGTTGCATAATACTTTTGGCCTTTGACGTTCTTCAGAAACTGATAGACTCCGCAGGTGTTGGTCACGTTAAAGTCAAATGAAAGGTAGATTTCAAACTGAGGATTGATGTTGATCTTGCCCTTTATTACGTGCTTATCGGCCTCGAATGAATAGGCAAAGGTTGAATCAATGTCTTCAACTCCCCAATCACCCAAGGCCCAGACCTTATATCTTCTTTCGCCTTCCATCCCGTGACCTTTAATCCTGAGAAGGCGTTCGTGCAATGCATCCCGGTCAATGGTGTAATTATCCCAGAAGGTTGACTTGTGGAAAAGGCAATCTGGTTTATCCTTGTTTTCGTCAACTTCCCGTTTCAGCCAATGGTTGATGGATTCAGGATTCCAATCCATAATCAGGGATATGGGAACGCCCGTTTCACCTCGAAGAGTTGTGTCGATGTAATCCACATCCTCTCTGGTGAATTGATTGGCCTCGTTTAACCAAGCAATGTTCGCCCCTTCCACACCTTTACCCTTTTCAGCCTTGTCCATCCCCAGACCTCTAAACCAATTACCCGTGTGCTTATTGATGATCTCAAAGTGATTCTTGCGGATGATAAAATCATTCTTGAAGTTCTTGTAGATCAGATTAGTGAGCAGAGTAAAGGTAGAGCCTTCAATGTCTGAATAAACCTTTCTGGAATGGATTACATTGAACTGGTACGGCTGAAAGGAGTGATAGATTAGCTTTCTGGCTATGTTGTGGCTCTTGGCTGATTGCCTTGTCCCGTAGTGGCCTTCCTTTGTGTAGAGAGTCTCTACATAAGGCCAGTACCATTGAAGCCAGAAGTTGCGTTCAAAATGATAATTCATTTCATTTTATACTAGTTATGCTAATTTGTTCCGGCTGAAATCTTAGCACATCAGGAGTTATTCACTCGGTGGTGTCGGGCCGGATATGGTGACCGTCAAAGTTGATGGTGTTTCAATCGGTTGGGCTGCTTTACCGTAAGCCCGATCCAAAAGCAACTCAGCAGCCCTTACATCGCCTTTAATAGCCTTGTTGCGTATTGCCATCAGGATGGCCTCGGCAGCGGTCTTGCCGTCCTTTTCATCGCCTAAAACATTGGCTAAAAGTTCCCGCAGTTCGGGTATCTTTTTTGGTCGGCCTTTAGGGTTCCCTGTCGTGCCTTTTTTAAATTGGCTGTGCTTTGGTGGTGTTCCCATTTCATCCCTGTTTTGCCCCTGTATTTAAGTAAGCTTCTCCATTGCGTTTAATGACCAGATTAGGGTCAAGTTTCAGCATCCTATCGACAATCACTTGGCAGTATTTTGGGTCAAGTTCCATACCGTAGCATTTGCGGTTTAGTTGGTGAGCAGCGACCATTGTTGAACCGCCTCCTAAAAATGGGTCAAAAACATTTATACTTTCAATTTGCTTTAATAAATCAGAAAGTAATTCGATTGGCTTTGGTGTTTTGTGTTCTGCTTCTCTATCTCTTTTGTGTTGCAATACATTAGGTGTTGCACCATCTCCAATTTTCCCTGCAATTTTTGAAGCAAACAAACAAAGTTCGTGTTGATTTCTAAAAGGCATTCCCATTCCCATTTGCATCTTATCCCAAACAATCATATTTCTAACTCTAAATCCTGACCTTTCAGATATATCAAATGTTTCAATCCACATTTTCCAATCACAAAAAATAAAAACACTATGGACATCAGAACATAAAGCTAAAACATCTTGCATTAAAAGACGATATCCTCTTGTGCTTAAATTGTCGTTTTTTATGGTATGTCCTCCCCTTGCTCCTATGCTTCCAGTAGTTTTACCACTTTCTTGACTTCCTCCACTTGAATATGGTGGGTCGGTTAAAAGTAAATCCGCCTTTTGCCCATTCATCAACTTTGCAACTTGGTCGCTATCTGTACTATCACCACATAATAACCGATGCTCTCCAATCTCAAACAAATCACCTAAAACAATATCCGTTTGAATTGTATCGGGAATCTCATAATCATCTTCTTCGGCTTCTGGCTCTTCTATAAATCCCGGCACATCCAACCCCCACTTTTCCAAATCTTCGGCCTCCCATTCGTTTGCAAGCATATCCCACTCCCACTCGCCAAACCCCACATTATCCTTTATAATAAACTCCTTTTGCTGCTCTTCTGACCAATCAACAACCTGAACGGGTACTTGTTTCCATCCGGCTTCTTTCATTGCCTTGAGCCTCATATTACCCCCTAAAACAACAAAGTCCTGATTGACTACAATCGGACGCACATTTGCCATTTCTGGGAAGTCTTTCAGGGATTGAACAAGCTTTGCAAACTTGTCATCTTTGATCAGCCTCGGATTATTTGGATTCGATTTTACATCTGATATTTTAACAGATTGAATTGCCATAATTATAATTAAGTAGTGCCGTTTTCACGGTAAATGATTTGAATTGACTATTTCTTTTTTGTCGGCTTCTTAGCCGTTTTAGCGGCTTGTCTGAAGTCAGAAGCAGATGGTGCGGCCTTAGAACCAACACGGTTCATCTTCTCGCCTGATCCGGCTTCAATGCGTTTCTTTTTAGCGTTGATGTTAGCGTACAATCCTGGTTTCATTTTTTTACGTTCGTTTAAATTTAACTGCTTTCGATTTGACTGATTTCTTGCCTTCACACCCCCAAGCTTGTCGGCTGAGATCGTTTGGGCATGGTGGATTCTTGCACTTCTTTATCCCGGCTGATCTGGCACAATAGGAGTCACCTTTAGCCGTACCGGGTGCGATGGAGTAGCCCTTCGCACCAAACTTGACGGTCTTGTCTCCTATCGTCTTTTTAAATTTCTTCTCAGCCATACTACATTTTCTTTTTGCCCTTTGGCTTCTTAGCCTTACCTGCGGTGCTGAGTGCGATTGCAACGGCTTGCTTTGGTTTCATGGAAGGATTCTTCTTCAATTCCATGCTGATATTCTGGCTTATGGTTTTTTGACTTGATCCTTTTTTGAGTGGCATAGTGAAATCGTTTTCGCAAATATAAAAAAACCCTCAATTAAGAGGGTCTTGTTTTTTCAGTTCTGAAATCATGTTTCGAATTGCTAGTTTTAATCTGGCTTCATGAATGAGAGGCACACGGAATGCGATTGTCGTGGTTGGCTCTCCAGACTTTCGACCGCATCCGGCTTTGCGAGGGCCGTCTTTTGGGATTCCTTTAGGCATTAGAAAATCGGTTGAATACCTGGATACCATTTGTCTGCAAAACTTACGGTACACTTGAACCCGTATGAGGTATTCAGGTAGAAATCGTATGGAGTCACTTGCGGATGTGGCTCTCTTGCGGTCAACCAGGCTCTTACTGGCTGACTGTGTCGTGATGTGAAAAGGACATTCATTCGTCCAGTTCTTTGAATCGCTTCTTGTGCGATTTGATAAGGTTGTAAATTTTCCATGTTATTTGATTAAATCGGTTCTTGTAATAGTGTATCCTGCTTTGCGGTAATTGCGATAATCGGCAGATGAGATGCATTGACAATCGTCAGGCATACCACCGAGGAATTTGATTGCGGCCTCTGGATTACCGAAGGCTTTGTCTCCGGCTGATTTTAGAACTTCCAATGTGTTGGCGTTCTGGTTGATTTTTACTATGAATGGAATGAAATTTTGCATGATTATTTTTGTTTGATTGTTTGAAAATGAGGGGCCGAAGCCCCGGTTTGATTATAGACTTGTATAAAGTCCTGTTGTTTTTTCAAATATTGATTTCAGCATATCAGAATAGGCTCCTTCCACCTCTTTGATTGTTTTTACATCAAGTCCTCTGAACTTGCAGATTTTTACATCGTAAGTATCCATTGCATTAAGTGTTACATACATGATGTTTGCAATTTTAGAACCTTTGAATTTTGCTACTAAAGTGTTTCCGTCTGAATAACAAGTGGCTCCGGTCATTACGATGAATTTGTTACCACCTAGTTGCTGAAGAATTTGAGATGCGATTGTCATTTTTGTTTTTGTTTTCTTGTTTTCGTTGAGACAAAAGTACAACTACTTTTCAATTCTGCAAACATATTTAAAAAGAAATGTAAAATATTTTTGAATTATTTTTTATCCCTCTGATTTACAGGGCGTTTTGATTACATAATTTTTAGGTTAAAATTTGCCTTATGGTACTGAAACATTTCACTCTTGCAGAATTTGATTCGAAGGATGCGCCTGGTTCTGGGTCAGCTATGCAATCAGACTTCTTACTCAAACTTGACAAGGCCCGTTCATTGTGCGGAATTCCTTTTAAGATAAATTCAGGCTTCAGGACTCCGGCTCATAACAAGGCGGTCGGTGGTGAACCGAATTCATCGCATACCAAAGGTTGGGCGGCTGACATCGGCTATTCGTCAGGAACGGAGGGTTATCGGATTCTCTGCTCACTTCAGGCGGTCGGGTTTAACCGGATTGGGATTTATAAAAATTGGATTCACGTTGACTGTGATCCTACATTACCTTCACACGTCATTTGGTCGAAATAATGAAGATATTATCCACATTTGTCTGCAACCTTCGGCAAGATTCGTTTCATGCCGTTGGTGATCAATGCTCGTATTGGTCAATGAGAATGATGTATTCACTCGCTGATGTGAATATAAGTTTCTCATCGGTCGAAGGTTTCTTGTTCTATCACGGTTGGCTGATCCTGCTTGTATGGCGTTGTTTCAATGCCAGTTTAGACACGTACAAACGTGTCAGGGATGTGAGTAAACCGGAATGGGAATCCCAGATTAAACCTTTGATTACAAGGGATGCCATCCGTCAACGCAGATTGTCACTTTGGAATAGATTTTTAAAATTTATAAAATCAATTTTATGAAATACGTTATCATCGGCTTATCGGTCCTTGCAATGGGCCTTGGTGGAATTGAATATCAAATTCAGTCCAATATCCAGAAACGAACCAAGATCGACCGTAAGGTTGATTCTTTGATGTTGGTTCAGTCGGTCAGAATCCAGGTCTTGCAGAATAACAATGATTCATTGGCTCATCAGATTCATGATCTGGCCTTGTGCGTTCAATACCTTGATTCGGTCAATTTAGCGAAAGGGCCAAAATCAGAGAGGGCAGAGAAACGAGGTCGGTTTATAGGCGGTCTGATCAAGGGATTATTCCCTGGTCTTTAATGACCTTCCAGAGGTGGATGGAAGCAATAACCTTTGCCGTTGTCACTCTGATGACGGCAGGGCTTCTATTCGGTCTGGGTTGGCTCTACAAATTCGAAAAGATAGACAAGTCTGATACCATCCTGATCTATGTATTAGGCCAGTTTATTACAGGATTTTGGGATCTGGTCAAGAAACGGAATCGGATTGAATCCCAACCACCGACAAAGGTTGAGTAAAAAAGCCCCCACCAATGGCGGAGGCATTTATCTTTTCAACCCTAAAAAAGCGGTGGAGTCCGGAATCGAACCGAAATAGCAACCACACGGGCCTCGGCCTCCTTGCCTCATTACGCCCCTCCACCATTTGCCCGTCTTTCCGGGCTGTCATTAGGTGTCATTTCAAACTTACTTCAAAAATCCGGCTGATATTACTTGTTCCTGTTGTGGTAAGCACAAACCGCTTCCCAGTTACGTTGATCGCCTTGGTGAACTTAATTTTCTTGTCAAATCCCAACGGCACATTCACGCCATCAACAGTCAGAGTGAGTGTCTGATTAGGGCTTCCAGTCTGGAATCCTGAACTTAAATAAACCTGCGTCCGTGTTACTGCCTGAGCATAATTCCATGTAAGCGTTGTTGGTCCTGCGGTGAGCCATCTGGTTGCTTCATTCCCATCAACTGCCTTTGCCGTGTCTGCTCTTGTGTATCCGGGCTGATATGGCGTTCCGGCAATTCTAAAAGTGTTGGTTCCGGTTGGTGGTGGTGGAGGAGGTGGATTGGTTGAATAATCCGGTAGGTTTGAATAAAACAATGATTTGTGTAATACTGGTACAACGGCAGGATGAAGGTTATACTGCATCGTATTGTACAAGTGGCAATAACTATTCAAACCCCCAGCCATTCTTTTTGTCGTGCTTGAACAATTTACAGGCGTTGGTGAGCAGGTGATCTCAGCCGAATAGCAACTATCCAGACGGCCCAATGATACACCTGTTTGGGATTTCCATGCACAACAGTTTTGCGTGTGTGAGATGCCCAAGTTATGAAGAAGTTCATGGGTGAAACAATACACCGAATAGGTGTAATTGAAGGCATCTCCCGGAATGGATTGACCAAACCCACACACAGAGTATTTGACAGTTGTCACATTCTCACGGCTGATGTAGGCAATGCCACCAAAGTTTTTGCCAGAGATAAACACATTGAATGTGTCCTTCTTTAACGGATTGGCGTTGCCCCAATTAGATAAAACACTCATTGCATCGGGATAGATGGCATAAGGATCAGGCGTTGTCCACTTCTTAACCCTAACCAGGTTTATTTTCGGCCCTGCTATGCGCTCCAATATCTGAGAGGATGAATTGCACAATCGTTGCAAGTTGGCATCGGCATTCGCACCCCATGCGGTTGTCAAAGAGTAATCCAGTTCAATGTAGACATTGATTGTTTTTCTTGACCTGTAAGTCGGGTCCCAGAAGTTGGGTTCAGCCTGACCCCGTGAAAGGTAACGTGGATGATCCTCGTTCACTTCAACTTCATCATCGCCAAGATCGGGCGCAATGAATGTTGAATCGGTGGTGGCTGATGCCCTATCAGGCATTTGCTTGTTGCATCCTGTAAGATAGACAAGCGCAAGAATGATAAATGGCAATGTGTGTTTCATCTATCAAAGTTAGAATTTTCTTGAAAAACTTTTTCCAACTCTTTTTCTCGTACTGCCTTCATCAATAGATCACGCATCAACTGTGAACGGTTTAAATGGCCCAATGCCCTCAAATATCGGTCAAACTGGTCATCTGCAATCATGAAGCTTATTTTCTGGTTGCTGGAATAATCAACCATCTTTTTACTTTTCTTTTGGTAGACTTGCATAGCTTATTTCTTTGGTTTTTAGTCGTTTATGGTCTTTTAGAATCCAGAATAGTGAATCATAAAATTCAGCATTGGCTTTGTGTTCCTGAATCTGGCTTTTGGTCTTGAGTTGTTTGGCTCTGTCGTAGTGATGGTCACGTTTCCTGATGACTGATTCAATCATCTGCTCAATCAACCGGATTTCCTTTGAATTGCCATTACCGGATTTGTTCTGGTTTATCATTTTTTAGGATGTCTTTGACCAGGGTTATGAATATCGAAATGTCCATCTTGGTGACCGTCTGATCCTTTACCCGATTATGCAACGCATTCACGAAAGGTTGAATCTGGATGCATTTATCTTTAGAAAGTGGTTGATGCATAGTCTGAGAATTTCATAATGTTAGAATCCCATTTTAACGCCAGTAGTTTCGTTTCTCCGGCTCTGAATTTAGCGATTGAAAGTATGCATAGGTTTTCGGTCTCGTATTCATCACCTTCAACCATTGTCGTTCTGGATTCACGGAATTGCGGATAGTAACCTGGTCGCATGAGAAACCAGATTGAATCTGCATCTTGTTCAATCGCTCCAGATTCACGCAGGTCTGACAATTGCGGCATCTTATCGGATCGGGCTTCAACGGCTCTAGATAGTTGCGACAAGGCAATGATTGGAATTTGCAAATCCTTGGCTAAAATCTTTAACCCTCTGGAAATCTCACTAATCTCTGATTCCCGATTGCCTTTCTTGTTATCCGATGACATCAGTTGCAGGTAATCCACGCAGAGCAGTTTGATGCCGTGTTGCTTCTTCCAGATATGCGCCCTAGTTCGTAATCGTCTCAATGTCATTCCGGCTTCGTCATTGATGTATAAGGGCCATTTGTCAATTCTCGATGCGGCATCGTAGAGTCTCTGACGGTCGTAATTATCGTATTTATCGTTTCGGATTTTATAGGCAAAGACATCTGACTCCATTGAGAGCAACCTTTGAACCAGTTGAACCTGCCCCATTTCAAGGCTGAACATCCCAACTGGAATGCCTCGCTTGCAATAGGACTGTATAAGGCTCATCAGGAAGGCCGTCTTCCCTTGTCCGGGCCTTGCACCCATAACGATCAAGTCCGTGTCTACAAGCCCGCCTGTGGCCTTGTCAAGAGTATTCAATCCGGTTGACATACCTGCAAGTCCTGAGATGTTTTCAATCTCCCATTTTTCACGAATCTCACGAAGGGTTTCGGAGATGCTTTTTTCGTCTTTGATGATCACCTGGTTGATCAGGTTCTCCAATCCAGTCTGAACCTTTGCTACACGTTCAAAGACATCATCCACATCATTGACTGATGAGGTCAGGAGTTGTTGAGCAAACGATCCGATTCCACGTTTGACGTAGGCTTCCAACAGGTAGCGGATGTGAATACTGAAATGTGCAGCTGATGAAACCTTGCCAGACAATTGAGCCAATGTTTTACCACCACCGATGGCCTTGTAGCTTCCGGCCTTTTTAGCCCACTCTGCAATCGTCAAAATGTCGATTGGTAGGTTATCATCATACAGGGCTTTTAGAGCCTGATAAATCGTTTTGTGCTTGTCCTCTGTGAATACATCAGCAGAGTTTACAAGGGCGAAAAATTCAATCTGTGCATCCCGGTCGATTATGACTGATCCGAGGATGACTTGTTCAAGTTCTGGTTGCTTCATTTGTTAATTGTTTTGGAAGAAAAGGCCAGAGGGCCGGAATGAGTTGTTTGATTTTTATTAAAGTCTTTATCACGTCTTGCCCACATTTCAAGTCTTCTTTCCAAATCCCAGGTCTTTTCAAGTTCCTGTTTGAATTTCGTTCCCGACTTATTGGGTTCGCCCCAATATTTGTAAAAATCAGAAAGCATTTGTTTAGGATATAATTTTTGGAAAGGTTCGAGAGTGGAAGCAAACTTTTGTTTGCGCTCTGCAACCGTATTTGTTATAGGTTGTAGGTTACTGGTTATAGGTTTATATATGGGTGTAGGTAGCGGTTCTGGTAGCGGTATAGGTAGCGGTTCACTTTGTGGTATTGTTGAGGTATAGGTAGAGGTGCTTTTTAGCACCACTAAACTGATCTTAGGAGACTTCCACATATTCTCTCCTTTTTCGTAATTGAGAAGTCCCCAATTCTGCAAATCATCAAGACAAGCATAGTAGGTTTTCTTGCTTCCAATGCAAGAACCAGTCATGCCCAAATCAATTGGACATTTGAACCATTCAACCCAATTGTTGCGATTGTTCTGGTTTAGCAAAAACATATAAAGACTTATGTGCTGAGGCTTAAAGTCGTATTCTTGGCTAAACACAATTGAGTAAAAAGCAGAAATCTGATGAAATCCGTTAATTCTCATCATGAAGCCATTACTAAAGCTATCCTAAACTTTTCCAATGCATCATAATAGGCATGCTCATTTGGTTCTTGCCATGAAAAATATAATGACAATTCTTGGTAAATTTTTTCAATTCTATCCAATGACACACCCATTGGTTGTTCTATCCCAAGATTGGCAATTAAGATTTCTTGTAGTTGATTTTTAAGGTCTTCCGGCAAATCAAAAGTTTCCAATGCATAAACAATATAGGTGTTTGGCAAATCGTTTAATAGATGGCCTTTGTATTTCCCAAATGGGAATTTTTCGTAATTCATAACTGATTAGTAATTAATGATGGTAAAACGAAAAAGCCCGAAATCAGGAGGTCGGAGTCTCCATCATTCAGGCTTTTGTTGGTTTTGGAAAACCAATATTTTCGAATCGGCTCCGACCCCGATTGCCTTTCGGCATTGCAAATATACTAAATTTTCATTTCTCTAAAAACACTTCCAGATATTCAATTGGATAATAGTGGGCATCTCTTCCAATTTCAACGAGAAACCACACATCATAATTCGGATCGATTACCACGTTCACAATCCGGCCTTCAGAGTCTTTTGTATCACCCTTGTTAACCCTGCAAGGCTTATTCATATACGGCTTTGCAATAGTTGTTTTG